TAAGTACAACCCTCTTAGTCCATAAGTATTTAACCACCTTTAAAACTGTTTGTCTTTTCTTATATAAGAAGTAAAGTACAACTACACCAATAATGTAAGGATAGAACGCCATAACAAATAGGTAAGTGAAGTATCCAACCAAACATAATAGGATGAATAAATTCCATGTTAAATTTTTTATGTACTTAATCATATCTTTTATTTTAATTTAGTGTTTTTTTCCATTTTTACTTTTAAAAGAGCATCTTCTAATCGTTTATTAATATTTTTAGTTTCTAAACGTTCAGGACGTAAAACTTTAACAGAAAAATCTATTTTATTTAAGATTTTATTTATTATACCATAATAAAAACCGTATTTATCTATTTCTTTTTCCCCATATGAATTACCATCAAAAGTATAATATATATTTTGACCAGCAATTTGTTCAATTTCACTAATAATTTCAATAATATCCTTAGACTTTACCCAAACTTGTTCACCTATCTGATATTTCATTACCCCTCCATTTTAGATTTTTGTACTGCATATTCTCCCAATGACATCTCGTTAGTATTACCAATAACGATACACTCCTTCAAAAGATTGTGAGGAATGTGAATCAAGAAGTCACGAGCGTTGAAGCTAGTTAAGTCTTGCTTCAATTCGATACAAGAATGTACCAACTGAAGGAACAAACGAAACTGAACCTCGTCAACGAAAGTTTCTTGAACTAATTTCCCGAACTGTGGGTGAATGATATTGATATACTTTTGAACTGCCATAATTTCCTTGTTTTGTTATACAAAGATAAGGAATTAATCGCAAACAAACAAATAAGAGCATAAAAAAACCTCAGAGGGTTACTCTGAGGTTAAGGAAGGTGTATGGTAAAACGCTGAGACTACACGTCTATGTGACCCATCTTTTGTGAGATTATCCTGATTGTCGGTTCCTCACTTGTCCATCACGATTGCCCGTGATATTGAGTCAGTGTCGGTTATTTGAGTGAACCACTCTTCTCGTTGTCAGCTACTCAACCACTACTTAACTCTGTAAAGTCTTGCGGACTCTCTAAGGGATGGCCGTCCCACCAGGTCTTTTATGATTGACATCAGTAGACTTGCGGTCTGTCTGATGACTTCATTGACTAATGTCTGAAGTATTAGACACCTTTCACTGTCAACGCCCGAAGTCTTGTGCTTGTCATTTTAATTGTTTAATTAAAATTAGCATCTGTGGAAAAATGGACGATGTGCTTCGGGAGAAGGTTCGTTCCTTTTGGGAACAAAATGCTTCACACCACCCTGTGAACCTGCCTGTTCACGGTCGGTCAGGACCTCGTGGACTTTCACGCCTCGGAGACCCTTTAGACTGGTACCCAGCCCTACAACTCCTGGCAGGGAGTGTCGAACCGTCACCTGTAGCTTTTCCTATTGATGTCACCATCTCAACTCTGATATTCCACGGACTCAGAGTAACCTTTTCCCCCCAGCAGTTGCCCTCGGGGAATCGGCCGTAGCCACTTTGTTTAGTTGTCAAAACCTGAGTCCTGCGAACGTTCACGGTGTACTAATCCCGTTTCAGTCCCTTTAGTCCCCTCACAGGGGTTATCTAACGACGCTAAACCGCCGATGGCTAATATAATAACTTTTTACTTTAAGGGTTCTTAAAAATGGAATCTCTTCCAAAGTCTTTTGTTGGTTATATTAGACCATAATTCTCATAAGTGTAAGAACGTTTGGTGATTTCTCACCGTTTTCTTTTTTGTTTAACAAACTTACAAAAAGTTTTTTGGTTTGTCAAACACCTTCTAAAAATTTTTCTGATTTTTTTCAGTAGGGTAAGATATAAATATCTCTTAATTTTCAAAAGGTTATACAAAGGTACAAAAAAATTCGTTTCTGTCAAGTACCTGAGTAATTTTTTTTAATTTTTGTATTCTCCAGCGGAATTAAAGTTATCTTTTAATGCTGCAAGTTTGTCTTCTGCAGCCGCCAAAAGGTCAACCATCTCATCCATCTCTTCTACTTGTTGAGGGTGTTCACCAATTCCTACGGAATTTTTAAAGTAAATTTCTAATGTTGCAAGTGCTGTCGCCTTGTCTGATTTGTACTTTGCTACCAAAGCATTGTAAAGTAAACTGTTCATCTTAAATTCTAATTACGTTATATTTATGTTTATGAAGTTAATTGTAAACGATAATATTTTCAAAGTCAAACTGGCATTGTCTCCTGAATCAATAAAAAAGGGAATGATGCACCAAACATTTGATGACTATTTCAACGGTATGTACTTTGTAATGCCAGAAAAGGACAACCAATGTTTTTGGATGAAGAACTGTGTTATACCTTTGGATATTATTATGTTAGATAACAATACAATTACTGAAATTCATGAAAACTGTCCTCCATGTGAGAGTGACGATTGCACCAGTTACTGCGGATTTGGTAACAGAGTTGTTGAATTACCAGGTGGTACTTGTTCTGAATTAGGTATAAAAAAAGGAGACAATGTCTCCTTCTCTTTATTCTGATTTAGATTTATTAATCTTTTCTTTTAGTAACCTGACAAATTCTGCTTGAATCATCTTAGCGAACTTAACATAAGGTGCATCACCTTTATCTTTATCATATTTGTATTTACCTTGTGGTGGTCTTTTACCTCTACCAAAGTAATTAAGTGCAGATATATTTGTAATACATTTGTGTCCACCAGAATTTGCTTGAATCATCTCCCAAGCAGGTACACCTAAACGGTCAAGAACCGCCCATTGTTCATCGGTCAATTCTGTAGATGGGATATCCATAATTTGTTTAAGTTGTTCCATCTTTTTTTCACCACCGTCAATACTACGAATCTTATCTCCGTAGAATGCCTCAAGGTCAGCATTTGTAAATCCAACTGAACCTTCTTTCAATGCAGTTTCTGAAACCCATTTAATCGTTGAAAGTGGAATGATTTTTTCTTTTAAATGTCCTTCCCATTTTGATAGAACTTCTTGTGCAATCTCACCTAAGTTTACACCTTTTAACTCTCTTTCCGTTTTAAATGGATTACAAGACGCTTGAACCAATCCCATTGGCCAAGCAATAACTAAAAAGTCAGCTTCAGGATTGTTTTCAAACGGTGTATATCGGTCATACGAACCTGGTTTAAACATAGAACCTCCACCATACTGAACAATAATACCATCCTCATATTTCACATTTGGATTCTCTTTTTGTTTTTCAATATAAGATTTTTGGTGGATGTCCATCTCTTGAGGTGTTGCAAAGTTTCTTTCATTTGCAATCCTTTTAATATTCTGATAAATGTTTAAAAGAGATGGTTGTGAAGTCATAACCAATTCTTCTAAGAAACCAGGTTTGTTCTTATAAGCTAACAATAACTTATTTGTTGCTAACCCTAAGGCGAATTTGTTCTGTTGTAATTCCTTACTCTTATCGATTTGAAATATGAAATTCATAATATCTTTTGGTTGTAATCCAAATCTTGCAAAGTCTGCCGAATCAACCGTTGATATTAATGTAATGTCCTCACTTGGGAATATCTCTTTTGGTGACATAATTTGTGATAAAGTCGCAACATTAGAACGTGATGGTCTAAACGATGTTGCAGTATCACCTTCAACCCCACTCTGTGAATCGTGGTGGTCTGTGTGTATTACAAACATTGGTTTACCGTGAGCAAAGTCAACTAATACTGGCATCGTGTCTCCTTGTGCATCCTGTTTCTTTATCGCAAATTCTTTATCACCATATTGAATAATTTCAGAATCTACAACTTTGATACCGTTGTCCTCTAAATAATTTTTCATGGCAAGTGCCGTTGTTACACCATCTAAATCCTGATGGAAATATATTTTAGCTTTTGGGTATCTTTCAGCAAGTGCTTTGATATTTCTTAAACCCGATTCTTTTATTACTTTTTTCATTTTGATAGAAATAATAGTGCTTCTTCTCTCCTTCTTTTAGCACCACCTTGGAGATTAAACTTTGTTATTTTTACTGCGGCTTCTCCTATATCACCTTTTTTATAATCTTCTATAAACTTAGACATTCTTACTGAGGTACATCCTGCGTTAAATACTAAAGACACTAACGCATCAAATTGTCCTTGAGTTACAAAATATTTAACTCCTTCCTCATTCCATTGTTTAAATATTCTCCTAACACAGTCAGCTGCTTTTTTAGCATCTGCGTATAATATGTCTAAGGCTTGTTTTTTATCTATTTTCAAATCAGGAGTAACTTTAGGACTTCCAATTTTTGAAGTATGTCCATAACCAATAGTCCAAACACCAACACTATCTTTATACGCATTGTACATAGGTTCTTTAACTCCGTTAACACGTTCGTTTGGATTACCCTCATGTTCCTTAACGTGGTCCCAAAAAGCTTGACTAGCCTTCATTTTGGTTCCATCCA